CCTTCAGGCTCTCTGTTCACAGGGCTTCCCTGAAGGAACGCGCAACAATGGGCTCTTTAACATCGGCATTTACCTTAAACAGCTTGCGCCTTCGAGTTGGGAAGATAGGATTGTCGAGCACAACCTAAAGTACTTCGGTCCACCACTACCGAACAACGAGGTGCAACTTGTCATTAAACAGCTCCAGAAGAAAGACTATCGGTATAAGTGCAAAGACGCGCCACTCAACAGCTTCTGTAATAGCAGTCTCTGTCGCACTCGTCGCTTTGGGATCGGCGGACACGGCCCGGACTCCCCCACGCTTTCCTCGTTATCCAAGTATGCGTCTGAACCCCCTCTATGGTTCTTGGATATTAACGGCAGACGCATTGAACTTGAAACGGACAGCTTGTTTAACCAAGCAGCGTTCCAAAAGAGCTGCTTGGAGAAGCTTAACCTGCTTCCGCCCTCCCTCAAGAAAAATGATTGGGAGAACATGCTCAATGCGCTTCTTAAAGAAATGGTCGAGACTGAGCAGATATCCGAGGCTTCTGAAGATACTTCGGTTACTGGCCGCTTCTTAGACTTGCTCGAGGAGTTCACCACGCACATCCAACAAGCAATGGACCGTGACGAAATCCTCATGGGCCGTGCATGGATCGAACCAGAGGATGGCAAGTGCTACTTCCGAATGAAAGACTTGGAAGCACACCTTACGCGCAACAACTTCAAAGGCATGACGGCACCAAAGATGGCACAGCGTATGCGTGACCTCGGTGGCGAACCTATCAGTATGTTCTTGAAAGGGCGCACAGTGCGCTGCTGGCGCTTGCCGCAGTTCACCAAACAAGATGCACCGTTCACGACAGAAACTGTGCGGCAGCAGGGGAGCCCGTTTTGATTAAATTAGATGGTTACGATGAAGCTATCCTTGGACCTGCATACGTTTGGCATGATGGTGAGCAAGTTGAAACTTTAGTTTATAGCGCAGAAAAGATTCGTGAAATATTAATGAATCGGGATGGCATGACTGCGGAAAAAGCAAGAGAGTTTATCGAGTTCAATATCGAAGGCCTATACGCAGGAGTTGATACACCTATCTTAGTCTGGCCTGAAGACTATCGTGAACAAGGGGGCCCATTCTGATGCGAAAAATGCCAAAGGTGCCAAAGGTACCTACCTTGTCATCACTGAAGCCGGGGAAGCGCGTTATCAAGGCTGCTCCACGCAAGAGAGCGGCTGTTGTGAAAGCGTTGCCTCCAGTTAAAGAACTCGTCGCCTCTGTAGAGAAGCGCGATAAGCTCGTGCATCTTGAACACGTTGAAGACAACATCATCAACAGTGGGCGCGAAGGGCTCCTGTACAGCATGGCGTTGTTGAAGGAACTGCACAAACGCCTCGTGGAACGCAAAGCAAATATCGCTATCACAGAGAAGTACGATGGCAGCCCTAGCATTGTCTTTGGCCGAGACCCGCAGACGAACAAATTCTTTGTTGCAACAAAGTCGTTCTTCAGCAAAGAGCCAAAGATAAACTTCTCTGAGGAGGACATAGAGAATAACCACGGGTATTCAAGTGATTTGGTCTACAAACTCACCACCGCCTTTCGCTATCTCCCTGATGTAACTCCTTGCTCCGGTGTCTTCCAAGGGGACTTGATGTATGTGGCAGACATGGTGAAGGAGGATGCTTCTTTCGTCGCGAACACTGTCACCTACGCTTGCCGTTTGTTGCATACAAAAGTGCTGGTGCGACAGTCTGCGCTAGGCATTGCTGTTCATACCGAATACCTTGGCAATGATCTGCGGCGGCTTACAAGAGCAAAGGCAGAGGAATCTGTTTCCCCTCTGTACTACTTTAGGTCTTCGAAGGAGGTGTTCCTCATCCCCGTGCATGTTCCATTGCACGAAGTAGATTACCCAACGGCCGTGCAAGAAGAGGTGCTGTCTCACCTAACGACTGTGCATCTGTCTACTAGCCCAAATATTTTCACCGACTCGCGGTATGCGGTAATCAACAAATACAAAGCGAAGCTCAAGTCGTACATAAACAAAACAGTTAGAGAGAACAGTACCCCACACGCAGCGGAGTTCGCAGAGTATTTAAATGAACCGCTGTCAGAGGAATTGATTTACATCTTCAAGGACCTGTTTTATGTCCACGGCAAGCTACAACGTGTAAAAGATATCCTCAACGAGGTTCTACATCAAAGCAATAGTCATCGTCCGTTTGATACTTACATCAATGGGGCGAAGACAAAGGGCGAAGGCTTTGTTGTGTCGTTCAACGGCCACTTGATGAAAATCGTTGATAGGCAAGAGTTCAGCAGACAAAACTTTCTCCGCTCAACAATGCTAGAGAAGGACGCAAAGATCACTGTCTTTGCTTATGCTCGAATGAACCCGCCGCATAAAGGCCACAGCCTGTTAATTGCATTTGCCAAAGGCATTGCGCAAAAACTTGAAGCAGATCATTTAATTGCGGTAACCAGTACGCACGATAAAGATAACCCGTTGTCCCCAACGAAAAAGCTGAATTACCTCAAGCATTTTTATCCCGACACAAACTTCGAACAGTGTTCCTCGCATTTCATTCAGGAACTGCGCAAGCTATATCAAGCAGGAACTCGGCATTTGATTTTTGTTGCAGGGGGTGACAGGAAAGAAATGTACGAGACAGTACTGAATGACATGAATGGAAAGGATGAGTTCTTTCACTTCCCTCTATTCCAAGTAGTGTCCGCAGGGGAGCGACACGCAGACAAAGAAGATATCTCTGGCATGTCTTCTACCAAGATGAGAAAGTACGCCAACATTGGTGACTTCTCCTCTTTCTCAAGGTGCGCGCCAGATGGCAATCCTGCCTTGGTCCGGCATTTGTTTGAAGACGTGCAGCGAGGGCTTGAAGAATGACAGCCGTTCGCAAAGTCTTTGGCCCTCCCGGTTCGGGCAAGACTACGTACTTGTTAAACCAAGTCGAGACCGAGTTGGAAGACGGGGTATCGCCAATGCGAATCGGCTACTTCTCTTTCACCAAGAAGGCGGCCAACGAAGCGCGCGACAGGGCAATCGCCAAGTTCCCTGCATTAAATGCGAAGACAGACTTCCCTTACTTCCGCACCCTGCATAGCCTCGCCTTCTTCTGCCTTGGTGCGAAGAGTGATGACATCATGCAGCCAGAACACTATCAAGAGTTCGCGGAGCAAGCAGGGATTCAGGTCATGCTCAATTCGGATGAGGACGGTATCGCTAAAGCCGACAATCCAATTCTGAACGAAATCAATCTCGCTCGAATTCGCGGCGTTGATCTACGCAAGCACTACAACCAATCACGCATTGATATCGAGTGGCACCATTTCGAGTTTGTCGAGCGCACCTATCGGCATTACAAAGCCTCACGCAACCTAATGGACTTCACTGATCTATTAGAGCTTGCTTGCTTGCAACCGCAACGACTACCAAAGCTCGAGGTGCTCATCATCGATGAGGCGCAGGACCTTTCCCGCCTACAGTGGAACTTGGTGCGCGAACTCGTAGCGCGCTCTAACCGTGTGTTCGTCGCTGGTGACGATGACCAAGCCGTCTTTACATGGGCAGGGGCGGACGTAAAATCTTTCTTAGAGTTTGATGGTGACATCCATGTCTTGCAGCAGTCCTACCGAATCCCCTCGTCCGTTCACGACATTGCAAATCGGGTTGTCGGAAGAATCCGGGAGCGCCAAGATAAAACTTGGTTCCCACGTGACTACATTGGCACCGTTAGACAGTATGGTCGTTTCGAAGACGTTCCATTTGATGACGGAGAATGGCTCGTCCTCGCTAGTACAAACTACCTGCTCAATCCGGTGCACGAGTGGCTCAAAGGGAATGGAGTACTCTTTGAACGTAACCACGTCCCTAGTGTCGCGCCCACTATCCTCAAAGCGGTAATCGATTGGGAGCGGCTGCGCAAAGGACTGACACTCAGTATCACAGAAGTCCAGAACTTGTATAAGTATCTCGGCACGGCAGACGTGGCCCGAGGACACCGGAACTTCAAAGGCACCGTCGATGCCATTGAGTACGATTTATCCACCCTACGTAAGGACTACGGTCTTTTGACCGATGCCGTCTGGCATGAAGCGCTGACCAAGGTCAGCGAAGACAAGCGGGAATACCTGCGCGCGGTCCTGCGGCGGGGCTACAAGATATCGAACTTTGGTCGCTTTAAGCTCTCCACCATCCATGGTGCCAAGGGCGGTGAGGCCGACAATGTCGTCGTAATGATGGACCTCTCCCCCAAGTTTGCTAAGGAATACTCCATCGATTCGGACAGCGTGAACCGGCTGCTCTATGTTGCCATTACGAGAACTAAGAAGACACTGCATCTGGTGATGCCAAAACAATACGACAAAGGATTTCGCCTGTGAAAAGCCTCCCACTGTTCCCCGTCAAATCCGATTGGGTAGCGCCTGAGACCTTCCCAAACCTGTCGGAGGCTAAGGAAATCGCCATCGACTTGGAGACCTGTGACCCGAACATGGAATCCATGGGCCCGGGCTGGCCACGCAACGATGGCTTCATCGTTGGTTACGCTGTGGCCGTAGACGGTTGGTCAGGGTATTACCCTATTGCCCATGCCGGAGGCGGAAATCTCGATAAAAAGCGTGTAGAGCGGTGGATCGCGGACGTTCTCGCCACCCCCGCCGACAAGATTATGCACAACGCCGCCTATGACTGCGGCTGGCTACAGGCCGCAGGATTCAAGATCAACGGCCGTATTCTGGACACGATGATCGCGGCTCCCTTGCTCGATGAGAACCGCTTCTCCTTTTCACTTAATGCACTTGGCTTCGACTACCTCAAAGAGGTAAAGAGCGAAGCAGGACTGAAAGAAGCCGCCGGGGACTTCGGTGTGCATCCCAAGAAGGAACTGTGGAAGCTCCCCGCCATGTACGTAGGCGAGTACGCAGAACAAGATGCGGCCCTCACCCTAAAGCTCTGGCAAGCCTTCAAGATTAGGCTGCGTCAGGAAGATGTTGAATCCGTCTTTGACCTCGAAACGAGGCTCTTCCCTGTGCTTTTATCGATAACCGCCAAGGGTGTGCGCTTTGACCGTGACAAGTGTGAGAAGACTATTGAAGACCTTGTGCGCCGAGAGCGCGCGCTAGTAGCTCAAATAAAGAGCCTGTCTGGCATTGGCGTGGACATCTGGGCCGCCGCCTCCGTGGCTAAAGCATTCGACAAACTTGGGATACGTTACCCCAGATCAGCATCTGGAGTACCTAGCTTTACGAAGTCCTATTTGGAAGAATGCCCCCACGACATCGGCAAGCTCATTATTGAGGCACGAGAGACCAATAAAACCCACAGTACGTTTTTACAACCCTACCTAGACTTCTCCGCCAAGACAGGGCGCATTCATCCGCACATCAACCAGCTCCGCTCTGACGATGGCGGTACGGTCTCCGGCCGTCTCTCCATGGCCAACCCGAACCTCCAGCAGGTTCCTGCCCGACACGAGACCATCGGACCGCTGGTGCGCTCCCTCTTCCTGCCAGAAGAAGGCGAACTGTGGGCCTCCAACGACTTCTCTTCCCAAGAGCCGCGCCTTTTAGTGCACTACGCATCCCTTCTGGACCTGCCGGGGTCAGAACTCATGGTCGATGCCTACCGCAACAACCCCGATACCGACTTCCACCAAATGGTGGCGGACATGGCAGGTATTAAACGCAAGGCCGCCAAGACCATCGGTCTGGGCCTCATGTACGGCATGGGCGTGGCCAAGCTCTCCACTCAGCTCGATCTCACCCATGAGGAAGCCAAGGAACTCATCGATACCTTCCACAAGAAGGTGCCCTTCCTTAAAGGCACCGTCAACGCTGTGATGCGCCGTATCGACGCACCCGCTGCCGGAGGCGCTATCCGTACCCTCTTGGGCCGCAAGTGCCGCTTCCCCCTCTGGGAGCCGATGCAGTACGGCGTTAACAAGGCCCTCCCTTACGAACAGGCAGCAGCGGAATATGGACCGAGGATCAAG